GCTTCAGCTACATGGCTGTGTTTGTTTTTGTCGATAGTCCCATTCTTGTGGTGGAACCTATAGCCACCCATCATTGCGGCTTTAAGCTGTGTACACCTAGGGTCAACAACAAACGCGCTGTCACCATCAACTTGACGCATAAGAAAATTATCAACCGCGCTGATCCTCGCACTTACGTTGTTAGTTTTAGCCGCTATAACCCTAAGCCCTTCGGCTTTAATTATATCGACGGCACTACGTTCATCAGTCTGCGCCCGTTGTACACCAGCGGGATCAACTACAACAAGCACAGGCACACCAGCAAAACGCTCATAAAGTAACGGTTTAAGAACAGTGCGTACAAACCGCTGTACCCCCATATCAAAACTAACAGCCTCATCGTGAATAATTGTCCGGCCTCTAGGGTCAAGCTGACCCACCACAGCAGCAGGTGTCAACCCTAAGTCCATGCCCACAATAACAGGCCGTATGCCGTTGTTAATTATGTTAAGGGGTTTGTTTGCCATGTGGTAATCTGGTCGGAAGTACTTATACACAGGCTGTCCTGCCGAACTTAGCCCGTACTCCCCGTCAATAAACACCCGAATATACTCTTCGCTGCGACCCTGCGTGTCGTAATATTCATCCGGTAAATTCTCCACGTTTTCAGCAAACGCACTACGACCACTAGGTTGCTTAAACACAGCCCAACCATTGTCGTTAGGACTTACTCCGTCTTTAGGACTTAGCCCCTCCATCTGGTAGTACCACCAAGTGTCCATAGTTGGCGGGTTAGTGTCACCCCACATCCCGTGCCAAGTCGGGCCACCGTCCTTGGAACTGGGGAAACGCCCAATGCGTTTAGACATAGCGTCCATTATGTCAGGGTGTATGTCACGGCACTCGTTAAACCACGCAAACGAAAGCTCTAGCGAGTTAAGGTTAGCTACATCGTCGGCATCGTCTAACGCGCGGAACATTATCTCGCACTCAACGTCTCCCACCTCAAAAAAATATGTCTTAGTTGTCCGCATGTACCGACCACATACTCCCGGCGGGAACCAATCCAAAAATGTTTTAATAACGGTATCCTGTAACTGCCGTGCTGTCTCACGGACCACAGCAGCACGAGTTCGCCGTTTGCCAGTAGCGTCCGGCTTCTGTGCAGACGCCCTGCGGACAACCTCAAAGCAACAAGTAACGGATTTGCCTGAGCCAACCGGACCCATAAGAACCCGCATCTTAGCATCCGAACTCATAAAAGTACGCCCCGTAGCTGGGGGTGTGTAGTCTATGTCAAGTGGCAATCTGGGCATCCTCCACAATGTCCGGCTCAACGGTCATGGTCTTGTCTTCACCGCCTAGGTTAATGGTAATCTTAACGCCACCAGTAGGGCCATCACTGTCATCGCTCCTAGTCTCAAGCCCAGCCCACTTAACCGTGGATTTTATAAGATCAGCCTTAACAGCTGCAGATACATCAGGGTTGTGAATCAAAAGCCACGATGTTGTAAGTAGTTCTTCGGCCTGAGCACGGGCTTTTAGTTTAAACGTAAGCCCTTTTTCAGTAACTTCTGTCCGGTAAGCGTCTACACGTTTTGTAAAAATAGGGTCTGCGTTAAACGCAGTCAGATCATGGGCTGTAATATGATGGCGGTCTTTAATCTCGTCTACGGTTTCACCGCTGCCTTCCAACATTAAGGCTATGTCAAAGGCTAATCGGTCAGACCATTTGGTGTGGTACAGGGGAAGGTTGTCCATAAAGCACCTCGTTTTTTTGTAGATATACATGGCCACGATTAGCAGTCAATAGATTACGGAGCTAACTTGACAAACTTGACACGGTCTTTTTTTGGGCCTGTGCAGTGTGAGGATTACTATAATAAGGGGGCTATGCGAAATCCGTAGTCCATGTACCCCCCCTCCCCCCTCTATCGACCATGGCCAGCACGGTGACGGCATGGTGACAGCTGCAGCGGATTAGCAGGGCAAAAGCCCATAACTTGACATTCTGGCCTAGTTATGGGAAAAGATAATTGTCGAAGCGGCGGGAACAGACGCCGAGGAAATACCGACTAATACCTGAAGTCCCTGTTCGGACATCCTAGCTAGATCGGCGGACGCCGAGAGCGCCACGGTCTGGCGTATCTAGAAAGGAGTTAGCTTATGGCTAATTCAATCACTACCCCGAGCTGGGAAGGATCGTTCAAGATCGTCGAAACGAAAGAAGGTAGCGGGATCTTTACGATCAAAGCTGCACAAGGCGGCAAGTACACCGCCGAAACGCTGGATGACGCGGTTGCGTCGATTGTGAAAGCGAAGGTTCGTGTCGACGGGTGGAAGTTGTGGATCGACGGCGATTTCGCCACCACAGTGGACAAGGGCGAAACTGTTTCATCGGCCAAATTCGCCAAGTTGGTGAAAGAAAGCGACGAAATAGTTCTGGCGTACGTAAAGCGCCCCTTCCCCCAGCCCAAGATCCGTATGATCAAGGGTGACGGAGCAGCACGGACATCGCGGAAAGTGTCTAACCTCCGCGAACTCTAAGCAGACAGTTAGGGCGGCGCAAGTCGCCCTAACACTAACCTGAAGGAGGACACTATGAAAATAAAAGCAGCGGGTTGTTCTGGCGACAGTTACTCTGCATGGGAAGAAACGAAGTCCGCCAAAGATATACCGTGGACTTCAGGTTCTGGCTACGGCGAGGGATACACATTGAATGTGAAGCTGAACGAGCCGCTTCGCTTTCATCTAATAGAGGATCTCAGCCAGTATACTGAACTGAAAGACTACTAAAGCTTAGGGCGGCGCAAGTCGCCCTAACACTAACCCAAGGAGGAAATTATGAAGGGTGAAATACGAGCAACCTTAGCATTTGTGCTTCTAATTACAATCATAGTCTTAATATGATTGAGTTCCTAATGAATGTCTGGCCAATCGCGCCAGTGCTCGTAGGAGCAATAATAGGTACATTGATTGGGATGTACTGCGACAAATAAAACGACACCCGCTGGAGCAATCTGGCGGGTTTCTTTGTGTCTGCTGCCTGCGTCTACTAGCTTTCAAGCTTATAGGTATGTCTCTGCTCGTATAGTACTCGCCATTCGTCGGGGGTTTATAGCTCCGCTACAGTACGGTATCAATACTGCCCTTGTAAGGGGTCTATACTACGCCATAATCTAAGGTTTATAGTACAACTTTACAAATTGTATAGTATATATCCAACTATATAGATTATACATACTATCTATTTTTAGGGGGGTTTTATAACTTGACACAAAACCATGTAAAGTTTGTTGTTTTTATTGTACAATATTGCCATAGAAAGCATGTCAACTATATATATTAGGTAGATTAGGTAAGTTTTTTTAATAATACCCTTTCCTCATGAGGATATATAACTTGACATGTAAAGTTTTAGGTACGCTACAGGGTAGCCATATTAATAAAAAAAAATACCTATTCTATATAGTTGTCCATTTTTCTTAGCCTATTCAGTAGCTTACACTATCTATTTTACTATCTATTTACCTAACCTAAACTACCTACTTACCTACCCCTCATAACTTTACATATATACTTGACACTACTAACCCCTATCCGTGTACTCCTTCATTGATTTTATACCCTCCCCTAATTTGACATTCTGGCCTAGATGTGGGACAAAGCTGGACGGCCAACGAAGTACTACTAACAAATACTAAACAGTAGTTACTAGCTGGTTGTTATCCAAACTTAACAATCTGTGGAGGACATCCTATGAAACAGACTACATGGCGGTCACTAGCTGACCTACAAGAAGAGTTTTACAACGAAGAGATTGCTACTAAGACACTGGCCGTTAGAACTCGGTTACGTACTTATCTCAATGTAGCTGACGCTATATACGACATCGTTGCTGGTCATGACCTGCTAGTTACTGACCCTATGAGTTGTTTTGAGGGTTCAGTAGTTAGCGTTGCTGACAGATCGACACTACGACAGCATGGCTATGACAAGTTCGTCGTTCAGTACAACAATCATGGTTTTACAACGGTGGATATATAATGAGCCTTACACCACAACAGCTGAAAGATGCTGCTAAGTACTTCGGTTATGAAGATGCTGATCTCCCTGATTGGGAGAAAGACGGTATGTGGAGTGAGGTTAAAGCTGATGTAGTATATCAAGCTCAGTCACCTACCATGTTTAAGATCGTATTCACCACCAGTAACGGTGACGTACAGAACGAATGGAAAGGTTACTACAGCACTGCTGCCTGTAGATCAGCCCTTAAAGATGCTGACCTCATCATACCACACAACTGGTATTGGACTATCAAGGAGGACAAATGAAACAGGTTAAGACATCTGGTCAAGGTTGTCATCGTTATGTCGATAAGTTGCAACCTTTTACAAACCACAGTGGTTCCCTGAAAGGGGACTACTACCACTCCAAGAGACAGTATGTAGTCTGGTCATACGATCACTGGCCTCTCTACATATTTGATAAGACATCTAACACTTGGTTCGGCAACTCTACTAGGTACAGTCGGACTACTAGCAAACACAGTACTCAGTCTATGCCTCGTCACTGGTGTAATGGGGGTCTGTATGAAGACGTAACTTGGCTAGACAATGACCGTATAAACTACTTGTTTACCAACGGTTACCACAACCTAGTGAAAGAGAGGATCACTATATGAGAAACAGAGCATTTCGTAGAGCTAATAAGTTTAGGCTTATTAACAAAGCTCGTAAGTTGTTGGACCAGAGATGGTCTGGGTTTGGGGATAGTAGAGTTCCTGCTAAGTTATCTACTAGCAAGGATGCTGCTAGACTTGGTTACAATATGCATCGTTGTAAGTGTGAGTACTGTTCTCCACGTTATCACACTCAACGTAAGATGCACACTGCTGCTATGAGAGACATTCAGCAACAGCTTACTGACATTGCATAGTCGAAACAGGGTTAACAGCCCTGTCTGTGTTGATTGGTTATCAGCACACTGATGAGACTAACCACAAGGAGACTGACTACATGGATAAACTAAGACTGTTTGCTATCAGGAGGATGGCATACGGAGAGCTTGTTACTACAGACAATGGTGAACCTATCTACTTCGATAACAAGATGGATGCCAAGGTTGTTCGTAACAGGATTACTGAGGGTATGGCATTTAGTTTTGGTAAGAAGGCCCACAAAGCCGTGGTTACTAAAGCACCAGACCACAGATTATATCAGGAGACTAAGTAATGAGAGCATCACTGTTGAAAGACACCATCGCTAAGTTATGGGAGATTAAAAGACCCGTAGCTGTAGTCGGTGCACCCGGAGGTGGTAAGACACAATGTATACAGCAGACTGCCAAAGAGATTGGTTGTCACTTTATACAACGCCATCTACCTACCATCCCAGTAGAAGACTTCGGTGTACCCGACATGTCATCATCTACTGACACCACGTTCAAGTACAAACTACCGGAGTGGTTCCCGTCTAAGGGTTCCAAGTATGACGATGGTACTGGTGGTATACTGTTGTTTGATGACAGGAACCAAGCTGACAACGATCTACAGAAAGCCCTAGCTAACCTGATCCAAGAACGTGAAGTTCATGGTGTACCTATGGCCGATGGTTGGCAGGTTATCAGTACTGGCAATCGTAAACAGGACAGAGCCGGTGCTAACAAAGTACTTGGTCACTTGGCTAATCGTGAGACTGAGCTAGAGCTAGAGACGCATCTAGATGATTGGCGTAGATATGCCCTCGACAACGGTGCTCGTACCGAGGTTGTTAGCTTCATTGGTTTCCGTCCTAACTTGTTGCATGACTACGACCCACAACGTGAGGGTGGTAACCCTACACCACGGTCATGGATGGAGGGTGTAAGTGCAGTACTTGGTGTTGTGTCATCAGAAGCTGAGTACGAATGTTTCAAGGGTGCTATTGGTGAGGGTGCTGCTGCTGAGTTTGTTGGCTTTATGAGGATCTTTCGTAAGCTGCCAAACCCTGACAACACGTTACTCAATCCTAAGACTGCTGATGTGCCGGAAGATGCTGCTACGTTGTATGCTATGTCCGGTGCTTTAGCTCAACGTGCTACGCCTAAGAACATGGGTAATCTATGCCTGTACTTGGAGCGTTTACCAGCTGAGTTCTCAGTACTCTGTGTCAGTACGGTGTTACGCCGTGATCCTGAGTGTGCCGATACTGAGGCGTTCAGAGATTGGTCTATCGGTAACCAATCAGTGTTATTCTAATCAACCATAGTGGAGGAAAGAAACTATGAATAAACTACAACATGCTCGTACATCGTGGCGAGACAAAGAGATAGACACTATGCTGTCTATGAAACGTGATGGTTTCACCGATGCTGATATTGGTGAGATACTGGGTCGTAGTGCCAAGGCTATATCGGTTCGTCACAGTAAGGTTATGAGGCGGTACGAGGAAGGCACTCGTACTAAACGGTACAACGAGGCAGCTGACCACGCTATAAACGTCAAGCTGTCTGATGATTGGGTAGACACTATCCAAGAGCCAGACGCTACACCAGTGGCAGATGATAACTACGTTATCTGTATT